GGGTAAGGTTCTCCGTATGATGTTGCGATTCGAGTTGCGAGGACGTGTGCTGGAGGTTGCTGCATACTCTGCACCCGAAGGTTCGGAAGGTTCGGAAGGTTCGTCCGATTCGGAAGGTTCGCTTGTTCGTCTTGAATTGGAAGACTCGGATATTGCAGCTTGTGCTTGTGTCTCTTTGGGGTTTGTATGAACACTGTTGTGGACTATGGCTACGCAGCTATTGATATTTTGAATATGATTGCAGACTCGGCCTGGAACTTTGGGCAGTCTTTGATCCAGATCAGTTGGTTTATGGTCTCGGGAGATTTGGGAGGAAAGTTCCATGGCTGATATCGGCTCTGAGTTTGGTGGCAAGGCTGGGCTTATCCAGTCTGTCGAAGATGGACATGTTGTGCTTACTCCTGGCGAGGAAGCAATGGTGCTTCGTCGGCAAGGCTTCCAAGATGTTACTGGGCGTACCACTTCCGAGCAAGACAAGATTGATGCAGAGCTTGGCTATCGTGGATTGCCTGCTGCAGTCCTGCCAATCCCTGGTCCTGAGTCGGTTGTTCGGCAATGATTGTAAACAAAACGGGCCTACTTTTTATCCAGAAGGGCGGTACGCGACATGGCCGGTAAGACATCCCGAGCGAAGAATCCTCGGTACGAAAAGTTCCTCAATGGAGAGATGGATGTTGAGGATCTGGACCATGACGAATTGATCCGTGGGCAGTTGCGAGATAAGAATGGATCTTTCGTCGGGAAGCCCCCGCTCTTGATCCCTCGCAGCTTCCACCAAGCTGTTGTGCGTGAGCTTGTGCATCGTGGCGAAGGTCGCTTGAAGGAACATCTTGACACTGCAATCGACACAATGGTTGAGGTTGCGCAGAACCCTCGTGCGAATCCACAGGCGAGAATCATGGCAGCGCAATACCTCTGGGAGCGAGTAGCGGGTAAGATTCCAGATAAGCACGTTGTCGAAGCTTCCATTCGGAAGTGGGAAAGCGTTGCAGAAGATGTCCTCGTGGACATCATTGAACCGAAGGAGAAGTAATGGCTACTGTAATCCCAGACCTGCAGATGTCTCAAGAGCAACAGGACATGCTCGGTCTCGGCGTTGATGAGGCTGTTGACCGCAAGCCCTCCGAAGCCCGACGCCTGCCGGTAAACTCCATTCGTGGAGCCGAACAACCCGACAGCTACATCTACCAAGGGAAGTAGGAGGTCCGATGGCTTTACTGAGCAAGTACGTTCCGTCTCCCACAGGAGCAACAGGCATCACCTATGCAGCTGCAGCTGGCGGCGGAGATACTGTTGCGAATCCAGGCCCAGGCTGCATCTTCATCGTCAAGAATGGCTCGGCCTCTCCAATCACTGTGACATTTGCAGTCCCAGGTTCTCACGCCAACGGAGTTGCAAAGGCAGACCTGGCTCTGGTCGTCGCAGCGACGTCCGAGCGTTGCGTCGTGCTGGGCAACGAGTATGCAGGCTCTAATGGCTTGTGCGCGATTACTTACAGCGGCGTCACCACCCTTACCGTCGCAGCTGTGCAACTGTAGGAGTAGTGGCCAGAGCAGTCTCGTTGTCGAAGACGTTCGCGTCTATCGGATATGAGCCTCATGCTGGACAGCGGCTTGTGCACTCTGCCAAGGCCAGAGACACAGGCCGCTTCCGCGTTGTTTGCGCTGGGCGTCGTACGGGTAAGTCCACCCTCGGAGGTCACGAACTTGTCGGCCATGCCATTGAGGCATACTATCGGCAGGCCGAACTATCCCCCAATGCTAAGCGTATGGAGTATTGGATTGTTGGTCCGGAGTACTCCGATGGCGAGAAAGAGTTCCGAGTACTTTGGAACGACCTTGAGGCTCTCGACTTCCCTTTTGATCGGCCTGGTTCCTACAACGATGTGCTCTCTGGTAACATGCATATCTCTCTTTGGGGTGGCAGGTTCCAAGTCCACGTCAAGTCAGCGAAGTATCCTGACAACCTTGTTGGAGAAGCGCTTCATGGAGTCATCCTCGCAGAGGCAGCCAAGCTCAAGCCTCGCATCTGGACCAAGTACCTGCGCCCGATGCTGACGGACTACCACGGCTGGGCTTTGATGACGAGCACTCCCGAAGGGAAGAACTGGTTCTATGAATGCTGGCAGATGGGCCAGCGTGGAGACGAAGGCTGGTGGAGCAGTCGTATCCCCTCCTGGGAGAACGACATACTCTTCCCTGGAGGAGCGGAAGACTCTGAGATCCTGGCGTTGCGCCGTGAGCTAACCGAGGAGATGTTCAACCAGGAGATTGCTGCAGACTTCTCCGAGTTTACAGGCCGCGTGTTCAAGGGCTTCGACGAAGAAGTGCACGTGCGCCACCTTGAGTACAACCCCACCTGGGCCACCTACGCAGCCGTTGACTATGGGTGGACGAATCCTTTTGTCTGGTTGTTGATCCAGGTAGATCCTTGGGACAACGTGTATGTTCTTGACGAGTACTACGAACGCAACGTGCCCATTGACGAGGTGGCCGTACAGCTCAAAGAGCGAGGGCTGGTACCAAAGGAGCTACGAAACTTCTACCCTGATCCTGCTGGGCCAGGAGAGTCTGCTGTGTTGTCGGAGAAGCTGCGCATCAACCCGATCGGCGGCACAGGTGGCGAGATAAAGGAACGCCTGAACCTTATCCGCAAGTGGCTGAAGATGCCGCCTCATCTGGAGAAGCTGCCCGACGGACACCGAGACAAGCAACCCAAGCTACTCATCGATCACAAGTGTCACAACGTGATTCGGGAGATGGCTGACTACAGGTATCCTGAGAACAAGTCCGAAGTATTCAACGACAAAGAACAACCAATCAAGAAGGACGACCACACGCCAGAGGCGCTCGGTAGATTCTTCATCGCCCACTACGGCAAGCAGGAAGCTGGTGGCAGAGTGCGAGTTCGAGGCTCGTCTATGACCAGAGGCAGTAAGGTTCCTGGGAGACGATAGGAGCTAGACATGGCCGAAGACGTTACTCCATACTCGACAGTGCGACCTTATATGGGCGTGCTGCCTACTTGGTTGAGCGAGGCAGATGCAGAGCGCCTGCAGTCGTACGCCGTTTACGAGAACATTTACTGGAACATCCCCGAGTCTTTCAAGCTCGTGTTCAGAGGCGCAGAGAATGCCCCAATCTACATCCCGACAGGGAGACAGATTGTCAACACGATGAACCGTTACGTTGGGAAGGGCTTTGGCTTCCGGGTCGATCCCAACTCTGGCTCTCCCGCAGAACAACTCCTGGCGATTGAGACGTTCGGCACGTTGTTCAAGCGCGAGCGCATTGTCTCCAAGTTCCACAGCAACAAGCGTCTCGGTCTAATCCGAGGCGACTGGCTCTGGCATATCACTGCAGATCCCGAGAAGGTCGAAGGATCTCGGCTAACGATTACCCCGCTTGACCCTGGTAACTACTTCCCAATCTACAACCCAGACAACATGGACCAACTCTGGGGCGTGGATATTGTAGAGCAGGTCTTTGTTGCAGAGAAAGCCTACATCAAGAGGCAGAGGTATCTGAAGTCGGAGCACCCAGCTCGCACAGGGCTACCTGGTGGCCCGATCTCAGTAGAGATCGACATCCTGGAGATTGAGGGATGGGAGACTGCCACGCCCAAGTTCTTCCAGAGAGGCGTGCTGCCTTACACAGAGCTACCTCCTGACATCTTGGCCATCCCCGTCTACCACATCAGGAATCTGGACGAGCCGCAGAATCCTTTCGGCTCTTCGGAGATGCGCGGTATGGAGAGGATCATGTCTGCGATCAACCAGGCGATCTCCGACGAGGAAGTTGCGCTGGCTCTTGAAGGTCTCGGCATGTACGTCACAGACGGCGGAGCGCCCATTGACGAAAATGGCGACGAGACAACCTGGCAGCTAGGGCCAGGGCGCGTTGTGGAGATTGGAGCTGGGCGTAAATTCGATCGTGTCAACGGTGTCAATACCGTTGGTCCTTTCCAAGAGCACATCGCCTTCTTGGTTGACAACCTCCGACAAAGTGCAGCAATGCCCGACGTTGCCATTGGCAAGGTGGATGTTAATGTGGCTGAGAGCGGCGTGTCGCTTGCTTTGCAGATGGCGCCCCTTTTGGACCTCGCAGCCGAGAAGGATTTGCACATCGAAGATGTAATGAACCAGATGCTACACGATCTGCGTGGCTGGCTGAAGGTTTACGAAGGTGCCAACCTGGACAACGTGGTAGTGATGGCGGCCTTCGGCGAGAAGATGCCAATGAATCGCAAGGAGCGGTTCGCAGAGCTACAGACTCTTCACACAGACAAAGTTATCTCTGCATCTTTCTACCGAGACAGGCTCGTTGAGGAGTTTGGCTACATCTTCCCGGCTAGTATGGAAGCTGAAATCCAGAAGGAGCAAGAAGCAGCAGACCCGTTCGGATCGCGGATGTCCACTGAGTCCGAGGCGTAGCCATGGCAGGTGGCCCGCTAGGAAAGATTTTCTTCAGCCGACTAATCGTTGCCGTACCAGAGCTAAACTACAACGCTTCGGCTCTCCTCCTGGCCAAGGAAGCTGGCTGGATAGACGAGGCAACCTACAACGCTGCCATAGCTTACATGCGCACGCACAAGAAGGCAGCAGCCTTCGGCAGTAAGATGAAAGGCAAGACCCTGATCGGGCGCTTGAATCTTGTGGCGAACGAGCTGCTCTCTGTTCAGAGCGTGAACTTCCTGCGCAAGCTCGGGCTGATTGAGAAGACAGAAGCCCATGCACTACGCTTGGCACTCAGGGCTGCTAACAGGTTTGTCTCGCCCAACGTCTCCGAGGCCACCATCCTCCAGAGGATGAAGTCTTCGCTCGGCTCGGGATTCAGCAAAGAGGCTGTCGATCTATTGCGATCTTTGGAGGCTTCCCAGATCGAGTCTATCCGACAGGCTATCTACCAAAAGACTGGTAAGAAGGTTCTGGGCAAGGCAGACTCTTTATACATCGAGGGCTTGATCCGAAACTCAATCAAGCGTGCAGAGACAATGCGCTCAGCCATACGTCTCGGCAGGAAAGTATCCGACGCTGTCAAGGATGCCAGGAAGGCAGAGTCCCTCATCCAGGCGCTGACAGTGTTCAGTGGAGGAACCTTTGACAAAGAGATAATCAACTTGATGTTGAAGGCCAAACTCATCACGGCCAAGCAGGCCAACACGATGCAGTTTATGTCCAATATCGGCTGGGATATGTGGCGCAAAGGAGCCAAGGCTTTCGACTACAAGTCGTGGTCGGCCAGGGCAATGATGATCTCGCAAGGCTTCCTCAACCCCGAGCTGATCTCTTTCGGAGTCCAGAATGGATGGATAACCAAAGAGCAGGCCCGCCTCATGTATCCCGCAGCTAATGCAATTCGAGAGATGCTGCGACAGAAGATCATTTCAATCGAAGACCTGGCAGGTCTACGTTACCGAATGCCTTTTGGAGCCAACCCTCTGCAACAATACCTCAACGCCACTAAGCATACAGATGCACAGATCCTCAAGCTACTCGGTCAGGCCAGCCGAGATGCAAGCAAAGAGGCAGAGTTGCTTATGCGAGCGAATAAGTTTGGAGCGATGACGCGTGCTCGGCAACAGCAGGTACTCGCCGCCAAACTGCACGAAGAGATGCGCGCCCTCTGGGAGAACGTGGGGCATATGACAATCTTTGGAGAGCGGCAGGCAGCAGCAGCCGGCATCTCGGCCATGGACGATTTGATGGAGACTGCATACAAAGGTAAGAATGCACAGCAGATGATAACAGCGGCTAGCAGAGCCGGCGTCGATTCGTACATCGGTCGCCAGAGTAATCTACTGGACTTGTCGGACAAAGTTTACAGCTGGACTTCGTTCTTCAATGGCCGTCTCGACAAAGAGATCAACAAGTCGCTGCTGCGAGGACAGAGTGCTTCGGAGATGGCGAAGACTGTCGAGAAGTTTATCAACCCTTCCGTCCCTGGCGGAGTGCGTTCCGCAGCTATGCGATTGTCTCGTACCGAGATCAACAATGCCTTCCACAATGCACAGATCAATCACACACGAGATATGCCTTGGGTGCGAGGGTACAAGTGGCACCTGTCTGGTTCCCATCCAAAGCCGGACGAGTGCAACGATTACGAAGAGCACGACGAAGGTATGGGGCCGGGAGTTTACGGCAAGAAGGATGTGCCGCAGAAGCCTCATCCCAACTGCCTCTGCTACATTACGGTCTACCTGGACAAGCCAGGTAAGTTCGAGAAGCGTTTGCGAGAAGGAACCTACGACAAGTACCTGAATCAGGTACAGAGGTCGGGGATGCCAGGGCCAGGCGGAGGAATCGACCTGACTAATGCAGCGCTATGGGCTGCGAGGAACGCAGGCCCTGTCCTTGTGCCTTTTGCAGTTAGAGCTGCGCGTCAAGCTCCGGATTTCATAGCGCGTATGCGCATAGTTGGATTGCAGAAGTCTCGTGTCGTCAAGGGAAATATTGCAGCAAAGTTCTCAAGGAAGCCCGACTTCACTGGATTCAAAGAGTCGTCATGGGGCAAAGGGCTTACTAGAGGCAACCCCAATGTCCATTCTAATAATGCAGTAGAGCTATACACCTGGGATCTGGCCGATCCGGTTAACAAAGCGCTTAGGTTATCGAAGGGCGTTCTTGAGACTGACGATATTTGGAGCGCCGTGGATAATGATTATAGGCATATAACTTCAGAGAACCTTTCCCTCCTTGATTACTCTGCAGAGACTGACTTGCGCCACATAGTTGGATCGATGGATGATAACTTTGGCAGAATAATTGACGACACTCTTGTATATCGCATCATGAATATAGATCACATCAAAAATTTAAAAGCAGGAGAATTCTTTGTTGATTATGGATACACATCTACAGAGATGGCCTCTCGATATTATGATGGGCACAAGTTCGTCTTCACCCTGGATCCCGGACCTCTTTCAAGGGCAAAATACTATCTTCCCAAGGGGTCTCTTGGAACTTTTGGCGCAGATTCTGAGAGAGAGCTCATTCTTGGCAGAGGATCGACGTTCAAGTTGGTCGGTAAAACTCCAAGTCTCGATCCAAAGTTTGTTTGGGATCTTGAGTTTCTTATGCTGCAAGACATACCTCGCTTGGGAAGCTTCGAGAAGGCATGGAAGCTTCTCGACGAGATGTTAGGTTTCGATGACTGGAAGTAGATATCTGCCTGTCATAGCACCCTGCATCTGACGAAAGTAGGGTAAGGTTCCAGTAACATCCCAAGGCGAGCAATACAGGAGGAAAGATGCGAGGGTTGAACCCGAAGCTCCATCCGATCACCGGAGTGCCGTTAAGCCCAGTGGGCTTTCGGCCGAATGGAACGGCTATCTGGCCAATTCTTGGCGGATCGGAAGATGCAGGAACCTCAGAAGGCGGAGCCGGAGAGGGTGAGTCAGGAGAAGTTAAAGCGGAACCTGGCTCAGGTGAGAGTTCGGACAGTCAGGGAGATCGAGATCCTGGCAAGAAGATTCTCGCACTCGAAGAAGAGAAGGATCGGCACTTCAAAGC